CGGAAGGTTGGCCTCAACACTCATGATGCCTAACGCTGTCTTATCCACCGACTCCTCTAGGGCCAAGATGCCTACGTTGTCCTTAGTGTTCTTAATGAGGTAATGCTCTAGTTCCCTCATGATCTGAGACTTACCCATGCCGGACCCTGAGGTGATCGTTACTAGTTCTTTCTGACGAAAGCCGTAGGTGATCTCGTTTAGGTCCTGCCATGGATAAGGGATGCTCACTACGTCCTTCTGTGACTCAATGAGGTCCCAAGTGTCCTTACCTGAGACAATCCCGTCAGGTTTAAACGTTCGTGCCTCGTACCAACATGAGGTGAACTGCTTTATCCTGTTGTCCTTGAGCATTTCCCCTGCGTCCTTAAGAGGTAACGTGACGTTCTTTGCTTTGTTGGGGGAGAACAAGGGTAGCACCGCATTGGCTGCCTCTTGACCTACTTTGTCGTTGTCAAAACAAATGATAACGCTGTCGTATGACTCAAGCCATTCTAAGTTTTCCTTGATGTCCTTCACGGCACCCTTGGCACCACTTCGGATGGAGACCACAGGGAACTTGTTGTTGAACATCTCTGACACTGCGAGGGCATCTAGTTCACCCTCAGTGATCGTTATTGCTTTACCTCCTTCACCCCATAGGCGTTGCCCGAAGAGTCCTGAGTTACTAAAGGACCCTGTGGAGTAGAAGTCCTTGGTTGCTGTTGTTCGTACCTTAGAACCTATGGGTTCACCAGTATCTCTATCATGATATACGTAATGATGCTTACTAATAGAACCATCCGTGTTGTACTCCACTGTGACGCCAAATAGTTCACACGTTGCTTTGGAAATCTTCCTGTCACTTATGGCACCTATAGTTCCTACGGTTTCCATAGCTCTCCTCGGTTTAGCCTCGACGACGACCTCCATGCCATCGCCAGAGACATAATAACCACACCCAAAGCAGTACGCATGTCCATCGTCGTATCTCGCTAGGTTGTTCTTAGAGCCACACTGAGTGCATGGCTCATGTTTTACAAACTTACTGTCAGTCATCTCGTGTTGCCTCTCTAGTTAAAAGTCAGAGGGGTCACCATCCTCCATGTTGGTATCTGCGAGCTCAATGACCTTCAGTTTGTTGAGGTAGGGCGTGACGCCATGCACAGGATGCTCTTGGCCCTCAGTCCACACAATGCGTACCTTTGACCCATATGGGATACTACCGCTATAGGGATGTCCTGAGTTGTCAAAGACCATTGGTTGATACTTGGACGCAAACTTACGTTGACGTTTCCCCTCGTAGCTCTTGAGTTTTACCCCAAGTTTTTCCAGTTTGTCTGCGTCATCGTCATCTAGGGTCAAGGTTACTGAATACTTACCCGTGTCCTGTCCGTTGAACTTATCGGTTTCACGGAGAGACTCAAATGCTACAATGCCTTCTAAAATTGCCATACTTTAGTTTCCTTCTTAGGTTGTACAGTTAGTTAGTTCGTTAAGTTAATTACTTAGTTATTTACTTAAGTATACCATTAGTATACCATACTTTTGTTTCCTTTGCAACCCCTTAGGGTAAATTTTCTTAAGTTTTTTTAGTCCTCCCTGTATTGCTTTCTATAGCCTTCACTAAGATTATACACGTCTTCCTTACCAAAGTCAACCACTGTGTCCACTGTTGTGTCGTAGTCGCTCACGTACTCTGTAGAGTAGCTATAGCAGACACCACAGAGGTCGAGGTAGTCGCCCGTTAGTTTGTCCTTACGTACACAGTCATAGTCAGTCAGTTGTGTGTCACAAGCTTTGCATCTCATGTTAGTCTTCCTCTAGTTGTCTTTTTAGTTCTTTGAGTTCCCACCAAACGACGAGAACTAGTGCTGTCAAAATGATAAACAATAACTCACCCATTGTCAAGCCCCTCGTCGTCATCCTCAGGTATTTCCTCGTATGTACAATGTTCTTTACATACTGGGCACATCTCTATTTCATATGATATACCAATTGGTGGTGAATCGCAACAGTTACTTGTGTACATCTCTAGCTCTCCCCTCGGTTGAAAACTTTGTCGTATTCCTTGGTCAACACCTCGTTAGGCATGTTGTCGTACTGTCTGTACAAGATGTCCTCAAGGGTCGTGAGAGCCTCTCTGAGGGTCATTGACTCAATGTAGTACTCCACTAGTGATTGAGTCTTTAAATGTCTTATGCGTGCCTCTGCGTTTGTCTGACGCTCTTCTAAATGGTCCTTAAGCTTCATCGTCTTGTGACTCCTGTAGTTTTCTGTTGTGTTCCGCTATTTCGTCGTGTAACACAACGGAACCTAGTGTATACGCTATGAAAGTAAACACTAGCACGCCTATTATTGACCCTATGCTCATATAATGCCCCTCCAATCCTCATGGTGGTCGTCTACTAGTAACTCTAGCAGGTCCGGTAGTAGTGCGTCAAGTGTTTTTTCCATTGGTCGACCTCGAGCTAAAACGTGTTGTAGTTCCTCAAGTATTACGTCTTGTGTATACTCGTGACCCTCTGCGTACAAGTCTAGAATGACCTTGACTTTCTCAGGATAGGACCACTTGAACACTATCTCATAGCGTGCTTGAGAATCCGACCAACCGTCTTCACGGTCTTTAGTGTTTCTGAGTCGTTCGCTTAAGATGCCGTGAAAATCTGCTACAGTTGCCATAGTCTTTACTCCCACCAAGTTTTTTGGTTCACTCGGACCCATTGGTCGGTCTCTTCTGAGACCCATTGGGCCATTTGTTTAGCGTCGTCTTTTGTCAAGTATATCATTAGTTCTCCCTCAGTGTCAACCATGGGAACCTCGTCAATTGTCAAATAGTACTCATGTTTTTTATTGTGCATCTTGGACCTCTCTTACTTTTCCGCTATTGGTTAAAACTATAGTACCACAAGTTTCTATGGGTTCGCAAGTGTCACTGTAGACAAAACTTGAATATTTATAGGGGTTGTACGTTATAGGTCGACTCAAGCCACTGAGGTTCTCTATAGTGCCACTTTGGTCCCAATGCCCTAGTATACCCGCGTGTACGTTCTTACGCTTCTCTCTGAGGACCCGCTTACGACCCGCTTGTGAGACCTTGCCCATGGCGTCCCTCAAGACTATAGAGTCAACGTGTGCCACTACTCTGCGAGTCTTGAGACACTTCACGGACCAACAATTCTTGTGGAGGTTTCTATATACGAAAACTTTCATCTTGAGTGCCTCCCTAGGCTACTGCGATAATATCTGTAGGTTCAACAAAGCGACTAGCTAGTGACCCATGCACGCCAATAACAATGGCTGCGCCCTTGGTACCGTCACATTTGCGACAGTCGACACACTGGACCCCGTGTGTGTCACTAGGGCACTGTAGCTCATTGTCGAGCATTGTGTCACCACTAGTGACCCTGAAGTAACCCGCGTTCGGTTTTATCTTTTGTAGCTTCTCAAGGTCACCTAGGCTGTCCACTGAAGCTTGCATATACTCAAGCGCCCACTGGAATCTCTTGGCTTTCCACTGGTGTGTGTAGCCCGTGTGACCACTTGAGGCGGCTACTAGAGAGGCAACCACAGACTCAGGTAGTGCCGCGGGGTCACCATAGGCGCCTAGTCTGAGGTAGCGCCCATTGAGTGCATCATTGGGCATCTCAAGTGCATAGGTGCCGCGCTTGTATGCTCTATAGATACTCAGAGGGGCTTGACCTAGGTTGACATAACAGGCACCACCTAGGGATTGCCTGTGAGGACAACCACCACAGACTGAGGAATCCCCTAGGCTTTTGGAAGCTTCCACTGGTGACTCACCATTGTCGGGGAGTATCCATAGCTGCGCCATGTTACCCGTTTTGGCATTGGTAGTCTTGAGGGTCACAATGCCCACAATAGGCGTTCCATCAATTGCACTAGGTCCGTTGTAGACTACAAAACCTGTTACTTGTGGTTTCTTGGGTGCCTTTGTTGCCTTGCGTACTAGTAGTTTAGCCATTGTCTGTACCTCAGTAATTTGCTTGACTGTTGCTTGACTGCTTGAGGTGAACTATAGCGTCCACCTCAGGGATTGTCAACTAGTTTTCATAGTATCTTGGGTATGGGCACAAGTACGCCACAACCTCATGTAACGAATGCTTCCCATGTGCGTCTAGTTCGTCCAAGAGGGACCACCAACCACCTGAGACCTCAAGAGTGTCACGCTCCTCAGCAAACTTATCAGAACACTCAGCCAATAGATCGTATAGTTTCTGTAGCTTCTCTACAGTGTCTATAGGTGCCGCTGTCTCAGGTTGCTCTTCAGTCTCAGGGAATACCAATGGTTCGCGCTCAGACGCCTCGTGTGCATCACGTGCCGCCTTGCGTTCCTCGTATATACGCTTGGCCTCCAGACGATTCTCAAGCTGTGCCTGTAGCTCTTGGCGTGCGCCCTTGAGACGTTTGAAGTATTCCACTATGAGGCCATTGGTGCGATTGTTGTAGTCGTTGCTATTGTCATACATAAATAGTGCCCAACGATCCGCCTTGAGACGCACCACTGCGTACCATGTGCCATCAATGATAGTGAAGTAGTGCGAGTTGTCGTATGCTTTGTGTAGGTGTACTTTAGTCATCTCTAATATTCCTTGTGTTGTTCGTTGTTGATGTTGCCCATTGTAGTGTTTTGACCTGAGTTGTACAATTGTTTAAACTTATAGTGACTATTGATTCTATGAATGCTACTTAGTGTTGACTTGTGTTGTTACTTGTGTTAAGCACAGGTGCCGCCCTAGGTTGTACACAGGATGTACACAGGTGTTCAAGGCTATGCACAGGTTATGCACAGGTTATACATAAGTTGTCCACAGGTATAGCTCAGGTTGTGACTTAGGGACCTACCCAAGTCCTCACACTCAAGTGTTCCACGTGAAACATGTGGACAACCTGTGGATAACTCAGGTATAACTTGTGGATAACTCAGCCTGCCTCCTAGGTTATACACAGGTAATTCACAGGTTATCCACAGGGAAACACGGGGGCGGGGAGGGGTAACTTGTGTATAAACATAAGTGGTAGGCTCCCAAGTTTACAAGAGAGCAATTTAAGAAAAAGAAGGTGAAAACGAAGGAATTAACACAGGTAAAACACAGGACTAAACGAGAATGATTCTCAAGTAATAACAAAGGTTTATCTAAAGTGCACCAAAAGAGTGCATAAGTTAACAAAAGGACACCCAAATGTGCGGCCCTAAGAAAAAACTTTAGATTTCTTTAAGAAAAAGCTTGACTTTTAGGTAAAAATGTGGTATAATAAAGCTATACTTAGGTAGTAACACGAGATTTACCGAGGGTGGAGTCGTTAAGTAAGTAAGTTAGACAATCCTCGCCTTAACTCGTGAACTTCCTAAGAACACCTAAGTTACTACAGGTTGGTTTTTTCTCTATTTACCAACTTACTGCACCCTAAGTAGCCCACTAAGGAGAACTACTATGTCTACTACCCAAGAACAACCTAAGAAGAAACGTGGGAGACCACCTAAGACAGCTGTGGACCCCAAGGCTCAAAAGAGACCTGTTGGTCGCCCCAAGGGTGACGCTGCGGTCATCAATGAGTACAAACAAAGAATGCTTGCGTCCCCTAAGTCACGCAAAGTAATGGATGCTATCTTTGAGGCAGCCCTAGACAACGAACATAAGAATCAAGCGGCAGCTTGGAAACTCGTCATGGATAGGATTCTTCCGGTCGCAGCCTTTGAAAAAGACGTAACCTCAGGAGCCTCAAGAAATGCCATTCAGATCAACATCACGGGAGTCGGGACCACCGAGGTCACCTCAAGTAATTCCCAAGGAAACCAAGAAGAGGACTACATCGATGTCGTTCCCGAAGATGACAACTAAAGACTGGGATGAACTCATGTTCTTTAAACCCGAGGAGTTCAATTGTAGTCACTCAGGTGCCAACGGCATGTCTAGAGACTTCATAATTCGCCTAGAGCACCTCAGGGCCGCCTGTGGTTTCCCCTTCGTGATTACCTCGGGCTATCGCTCAGTGGACCACCCAGTGGAAGCTAAGAAAGCCAAAGCAGGTACTCATGCCCAAGGGATTGCTGCGGACATCAAAGTTACCTCAGGTGCACAGAGGTTCATCATCGTACAGAAGGCCCTTGAGTTGGGCTTTGATGGCATTGGTATTGCCAACGGTTTTGTCCATGTAGACACTCGTCAAACAACCCCCGTTATGTGGACCTACTAAGGAGTCTCTCAAGATGCACAAGCAATCAGTTGGTGTCAACCTAGACGCCTCAGGTGGTGCCATAACGGACCAAGAGGTCTTTAGAGTGCCCGTAGGCTATAAAGCGATAGTCACGATGTTCTTCATGAGTAACACAGGAGGCTCTACGACAACCGTAGGGGCCAAGTGGCACGATGGGTCTACTGTACCCTTCCTAGGTGGTAAATCCTTAGGCGCAGGGGACTACCTACAGTTTGGTGGCCCTGAAGGTGCTTTCCTCTCAATGAACGAAGACGATCACATCGACGTCTCTGTAGCTTCAGGTGGTGTCGTAGGTCTTATCTTGTCCTATGTGTTACTAAGACAAGACTCTCAAATCTACTAAGGTATAACCCATGGAACTCAACATAGAACTCTTGGATTGGCAAAAGGAGGTCTGGAATGACCCCTCCCGATTCAAAGTAGTTGCAGCAGGTCGTCGTTGTGGTAAATCTAGGCTTGCTGCTTGGATGCTCATCGTCAACGGTCTTCAGGCAGACAAAGGTCATGTGTTCTACGTAGCACCCACCCAAGGACAGGCTAGGGACATTATGTGGTCCCTCTTGTTGGACCTAGCACACCCAGTGGTCAAAAGTAGTCATGTGAACAACATGCAGATCACCTTAATCAACGGAGCCACCATAAGCCTTAAAGGTGCTGACCGTCCGGACACTATGCGTGGTGTCTCACTTAAGTTTCTAGTGCTTGACGAATACGCAGACATGAAACCCTCGGTATTCGAGGAGATTCTTAGGCCTGCTTTGGCTGACCAAAAAGGCTCTTGTTTGTTCATCGGAACACCCAAAGGCAGGAACCACTTCTACGAACTCTATAAGTACGCTGACTTAGGTTCTGATGAAACCTATGAAGCATGGCACTTCACGTCCTACAACAACGAAACCTTGGACCCCGAGGAAATCGACGTAGCTAAGAAATCTATGTCTTCCTACGCATTCCGTCAGGAGTTCATGGCGTCCTTCGAGGCCCGTGGTTCAGAGTTGTTCAAAGAGGACTGGCTACAGTTTGCCGAGGAGGACCCCCTAGGTGACTTCGGTGACTACTACATCGCATGTGACCTTGCGGGGTTTAACGAAGGTGGCTCCAAGAAGAACAAACGTTTAGACAACTCAAGTATTGCTGTAGTCAAAGTAGGTGACAACGGTTGGTTCGTAGAGAACATTATCGTAGGTCGTTGGACACTTGATGAGACTGCTAGAAAAATATTCCAAGCGGTCAGGGACTATAGACCTATCTCAGTGGGTATCGAAAGAGGCATCGCTAAGCAAGCCGTAATGTCTCCCCTAACGGACATGATGAAACGCCAAAGTTTCTTCTTTAGGGTCGAAGAGCTTACCCACGGTAACCAAAAGAAGGTCGATAGGATCGTTTGGGCATTGCAGGGACGCTTTGAGAATGGCTTGATAACCATTAAGCAGGCTGACTGGAACTCACAGTTTATCGACGAGATTTCTCAGTTTCCAGACCCTTTGACCCACGACGATATGATTGACTCATTAGCCTACATAGATCAGTTGGCTAAGGTTGCCTACGCAGGTAACTTTGAGGAATACGATGAATACGAAACCATTGACGAACTAACAGGATACTAACATGGTAAAACTATACGAAGTAAATGAAGGCGTCGATGAGCCGATCATTATGCAGGACTCCCTAGAGGCTTGGGTCCAATACAAATGTGATGACTGGAGAGACCACTTCGAGGCTAACTACTCACAGAAGTTCGACGAGTACTACCGCTTGTGGAGAGGCATCTGGGCACACGAAGATAAAACTCGTGACTCTGAGCGTTCTCGAATCATCTCCCCTGCCCTACAGCAGGCCGTAGAGTCCTCCGTAGCGGAACTTGAGGAAGCCACCTTCGGAAGAGGGCAGTGGTTTGACATCAAGGACGACTACATGGACCAAGAGACCCAAGACATTGGCGTCCTCAAGAAACAACTTACGTATGACTTTAAGAAAACTAAGATACGCAAGTCAGTCGCTGAGTGTCTCATTAATGCAGCCGTGTTTGGCACAGGTGTCGCTGAAGTAGTCCTAGAGGACGTCAAGGACATGAAGCCTGCCACACAGCCCATTATGGACGGACAAATGCAGGCCGTGGGTGTTAACATCCAAGACCGCACA